CCCTTGCTTATTGATTTGCACGTTAGATCTCAAACTTTTCAACTCAACTTTTCCAGTATCCTATAAACTAATTTACACAAAAGACCCCCCGGTACCTTTTCAAATTGCCTACCCCCACCCCAATATTTGCAAAATTTTGAAAATGATGTACACTGCAAATCAAAGGAGCTACAAACCGCCCCATGCCAATCGTTGCTACACCCGAATTGGGAATACCATTCCCGTTTGACCCGACCCCGGAAGAGATAGAAGGCTTTCGGGATAAAGCGCACGCCTATTTCCAAACCGTACAAGAGCTAATGGGGCGCGGTGCATCCGTAGACATTACGGACGAGGACAAGTATCAGTCCCACCAAATCATGGCGGGGCAGAAGATGCCGCTGCCCAAGGTTGTTACACCCGGTGCTTTAATTAATCTTGAAGCCATATTGTCTGAGTGGGATCACGAGGTACTAGATGCCGCAAGAAAGCTGCGCAACTACGTGACTAACAAGTTAATAATGGAGTCCACAGACCCGGATCCCAAACAGCGCATGCGTGCCCTAGAGAATCTGGGCAAAATGTCCAGCGTAGGTCTATTTGCTGATCGTGTGGATGTCACTGTGACCCACCGCACCGTTACTGATATTGAAACGGAACTGCGCAAGACCTTGGAGTTGTACGGCGGGGGCGTAGTAGATGTAACCCCCAAGAAACCAACCAGTACCCCGAGCATTGGGGATATGGACTTGGACGAAGAACTAGGATTAAACGGTGGATCAGAGCCTACTACTTGAGGTCGAGAAGAAGCTGCCAACCATGCCTGTTGCAGTGCAGCAAAAGGTAGGTCAGCTTATTGCGGAGGCCCGTAAGAGTATTACGTATACCCAAGCACGCACCGACTTCATGACGTATGTTAAATACGTATGGCCTAACTTCATCCATGGGCGGCACCATGAGAAGATGGCCGCTGCGTTTCAACGGGTAGCCGAGGGAAAGGTCAAACGACTCATCATCAATATGCCCCCACGGCACACAAAATCTGAGTTTGCCTCTTACCTCCTGCCTAGTTGGTTCCTTGGGATGTTTCCTGATAAGAAGATTATCCAAACATCACACACAGCGGAGTTAGCTGTGGGGTTTGGGCGAAAAGTGCGTAACTTGGTGGACTCGGATGCGTACAAAGACATATTTCCGGCTGTTGCCCTACAGGTTGACTCGAAAGCTGCTGGTCGGTGGGCTACTAATTACGCTGGAGAGTACTTTGCTATTGGTGTTGGCGGTGCCGTTACTGGTAAGGGCGCTGATTTGCTCATCATTGATGACCCTCACTCCGAGCAAGAGGCCGCACTTTCTGAAGTAAACCCGGAAATTTACGATAAAACCTACGAGTGGTACACGTCAGGGCCACGGCAACGGCTGCAACCGGGTGGCGCTATCGTTGTGGTGATGACAAGGTGGTCAAAAAAGGACTTGACGGGCCAAGTTTTAAAGGCCGCTGCCCAAAGATCGGGCGAAGAATGGGAAGTTATTGAATTTCCAGCTATTTTACCTTCGGGTAAACCCTTATGGCCTGAGTTTTGGTCGCTAAAAGAGCTTGAGGCGTTGCGTACAGAGCTTCCAAACGCCAAATGGCAGGCCCAGTACATGCAGCAGCCCACTTCGGATGTGTCTGCCATCATAAAAAGGGAGTGGTGGAGGATTTGGGATCATGATGACCCCCCATTTTGCGAATTTGTTATCCAATCTTGGGATACCGCCTTCCTAAAAACGGAGCGGGCCGACTATTCTGCGTGTACTACGTGGGGAGTTTTCTACCAAGCCGACGATACCGGCAAAGATCGGGCTAATATTATCTTGCTGAATGCGTTTAAAAAACGTATGGAGTTCCCAGAGCTAAAACAGCGGGCGTTTTTAGAGTTTAAAGAGTGGAACCCGGATACTTTGGTGGTTGAAGCTAAGGCGGCTGGGTCACCTCTCATATTTGAGCTTCGCGCAATGGGCATACCTGTGCAAGAATTCTCTCCTAGCAAGGGTAATGACAAGATTGCCCGTCTAAATGCAGTGTCTGATCTGTTTGCGTCTGGCCACGTCTGGGTGCCTAATACCAACTGGGCGGAGGAGCTAGTCGAGGAAGTTGCAAGTTTCCCATCTGGGGAGCACGATGACTTGGTAGACTCCATGAGCCAAGCGTTGATGCGCTACCGCCGTGGCGGCTTTATCAGATTGGGTACTGATGAAGAGGATGAACCTAAACAGTTTCGTAGAAAAGTACCATATTACTAAGGATAGATCATGGCTATTGATAAATCGCTGTACGCCGCTCCGCAAGGGCTAGACGCTCTGGCTGCTATGGACGCGGCCTCTCCCCCCATAGAGATTGAGATTGAAGACCCAGAGTCTGTAACTATTGGGGTAGGCGACATGGAGATCGGCATTGAGCCGGGAGAAGGGTCGGATGAAGATTTTGCGGCTAACCTTGCTGAATATATAGACGAGGGCGAGTTGCAGTCGTTGGCGGAAGAACTAACTAGTGATTTTGATGATGACATATCCAGCCGCAAGGACTGGATGCAGACTTATGTGGACGGCCTAGAACTTCTAGGCATGAAGATTGAAGAGCGCACAGACCCATGGGAAGGCGCATGCGGGGTGTACCACCCACTCTTGTCAGAAGCCTTGGTTAAGTTCCAAGCAGAAACCATGATGGCGACGTTCCCAGCCGCCGGGCCGGTCAAGACCCAGATCATTGGCAAGGAGACCCCGGATAAGAAAGCCGCTGCTACTCGTGTGGCAGATGACATGAACTACCAGTTGACGGACGTGATGAAGGAGTACCGGCCTGAGCATGAGCGCATGCTATGGGGCTTGGGTCTGGCTGGCAATGCGTTTAAGAAAGTGTACTTTGACCCACACCTAGACCGGCAAGTGTCTATATTTGTGCCAGCCGAAGACCTTGTGGTTCCATACGGCGCAAGTAATTTGGAAGCTGCTGAGCGTATAACGCACGTGATGCGCAAGACTGAGAACGAGCTACGTCGCCTACAGATTGCGGGTTTCTACCGTGATATTGACCTTGGTGAGCCTAACAACGTGCTTGACGAGGTTGAGAAAAAGATTGCGGAGAAGATGGGCTTCCGGGCTACTACGGATAACCGCTTTAAACTGCTTGAGATGAACGTAGACCTCGACCTTAAGGGGTACGAGCATAAAGATAAGAAAGGACGCAAGACGGGCATTAAACTGCCCTACATCGTCACTATTGAGAAGGGGTCTAACAACATCTTAGCGGTTCGTCGCAATTGGGAGGAAGACGATGATACATACCAGAAACGTCAGCACTTTGTCCACTATGGATACGTTCCCGGGTTTGGCTTTTATTGCTTCGGGCTTATCCATTTGGTGGGGGCTTTTGCTAAGTCAGGCACTTCTCTTATTCGTCAGCTTGTCGATGCTGGTACTTTAAGCAACTTGCCCGGGGGCTTTAAAGCTCGTGGGTTACGTGTAAAGGGTGACGATACACCGATCTCCCCCGGGGAATGGCGGGATGTGGACGTGCCAAGTGGTAGCATTAAAGATAACTTGTTGCCGCTTCCGTACAAGGAGCCAAGTCAAGTACTAATGGCTTTGCTTGGTCAGATTGTGGATGAGGGGCGTAGGTTTGCTAACACGGCGGACTTGCAGATTAGCGACATGTCGGCTAACTCCCCCGTCGGTACAACACTGGCAATTTTGGAGCGCACACTTAAAGTGATGAGTGCGGTGCAGGCCCGTGTCCACTACTCCATGAAACAGGAGTTGGGGCTACTTAAGAATATCATTGCGGCGTATACGCCTGAGGACTATGACTACGAGCCTACCGAAGGTAGTCGCATGGCTAAGCGTAGCGACTACGACAACGTGAATGTCATTCCGGTAAGCGATCCTAATGCCGCCACTATGGCGCAAAAGATTGTCCAGTACCAAGCAGTGATGCAATTGGCGCAGCAGTCTCCTCAGTTGTACAACATGCCCTTGCTCCATCGCCAGATGTTGGACGTGCTGGGCATCAAGGACGCAGCTAAGCTAGTGCCAATGGATGAGGATCAGCGGCCTACAGACCCGGTATCGGAGAACCAGAATGTGTTGGCGGGCAAGCCGGTCAAGGCGTTTCTTACCCAAGACCACCAGTCGCACATCATGGTGCACATGTCGGCTATGCAAGACCCCAAGATCTTGTCACTCTTGCAGGGTAACCCACAGGCTCCGCAGCTACAGGCAGCGATGATGTCGCACGTCAATGAGCACTTAGGCTTTGAGTATCGCAAGCAGATTGAGCAACAGCTTGGCATGTCGTTGCCGCCGCAGAAAGATATATCGGGCGAAGATATTAATATGGATCCCGAAGTTGAGGCACGTTTGGCCCCGATGCTGGCACAAGCCGCGCAAAGGCTACTGGCCCAAAATCAAAAGGAACAGGCACAAAAACAAGCCCAACAGCAAACGCAAGACCCGCTAGTCCAGATGCAGATGCAGGAGCTAAAGATTAAGCAGGCTGAGCAGCAACGCAAGGCGCAGAAAGATCAGGCGGACTTGGCGCTTAAGCAGCAGCAGATGAAACTCGACGCTATGAAGGCGCTTGGTCAACATACGTTGGACGAGCAACGTGTAAAGGTTGATGCACTACGCAGTGTGGCAGAGATGAAGAACAGCCGGTCACAGCACATGATGGACTTGGGGTTGGACGCGCTTAAACACATGTCAAACCAGCATAGCGCAGAGACTTCGCAAAACAGGAACCACCGGCACGCTGGGGATACACAGGAAAAAGACCTACTGCACAAGGGTTTACAGACCGCTATGGCGGGGATAAACCAGCCTATTAGACCGATGAAAGGTAACGAATGAACGCTTTTGAGGTTCTTATTAACCAAACTGAGGATAAATTAAACGACCTTAAAGAGTACCTGTCCGCCGGAAGGGCGGGTACCTTTGAGGAGTACAAGGGCATTTGTGGTGAGATTAAGGGTCTGCTCATCGCACGTGGATACGCATTAGACCTGAAACAAAAATTGGAGCTTGCTGATGACTGAAATACTATTAGGTACAAACCCTAATAAACCAAAGGTTGTAGGAACCTATAACTGGGAATCTTCAATGGAGGAGAAAGGTAAGCAATTACCGAGGCCATCCGGCTACCGAATCCTTTGCGCAATTCCTGAGATAGAGAAAGAGTATGAAGGTGATCTTGGACTTTTTAAGTCTGAAGAAACTATCCGTAACGAAGAGACCCTCACAACGGTCTTATTTGTTGTGGACATGGGGCCAGATTGCTATAAAGATCCGACACGCTT